GCTATCAAAAGACGCCTCAAGCACGTCAGCGCCTTTGCTCTTGATGTCTCGCAACGCTTGGATCAGGACAGGCGCGGTGACAGCGCCATCAGCTGCAAGCTGTTTTACCTCGCCTCTCGCAACGCCAAGAATCTTCGCAACCGCATCAATCACCTGCGGCGTTGCTTCGTTGACAGCGCGGAACTCTTCACCTGCCAAACGACCAGAACCAAGGGCTTGGTTCAACTGAAGCTGAGCAGAAGCTGCCTCTTGCGTGCTGACCTTGTTGATTGCCAGAACAGTATTGAAGCCGTCGTAGACATCTCTGATCTCAGCAAGACTGGCACCTTGCGGTCCAAGCCTGTTGCCAAGATCAATCAGCGCAGCAAGGGTATCGCTCTGGGCAATGCGAAACTTGTCAGCGGATTGTGCTGCTACGCCTTGGATGCCAGAAAGCTGCGCGAATCGCTGCGTTAAAAGCTCAGCGCGTTTCTGTGCTGTTTCAAGCTCAACGCCTGCCGTGATCGCACCTTTCAGGGTGCGAAAGCCTGCATACGCACCAATCAGACCTTGGACGCTAGTGGTCTGTTCTCTGAGCTTCCGAGTGTTCTGCTCCAGCGTGCGTCCAAGATCGACAGCACCTCGGGCTGCATTTGCGGCGCTGGCTTTGAGCCTCTCAAATTGAGCCGATAACTCTTGGCTGGCTCTCTGTACCTGCCTGATCGGATTTAACGCGCCACCCGCGTCAACTACCAGCTGGACAGAAGACTGTGCCACTGCTACTGCGCTACCTATGCCTAAATGCTACTAGCGGCGCATCTTGGCGCGTTCCATCTCCTGTTTCTCGCGCTCGCCCTTCAACTCAAAATAGGCGGCGTAATGGACAAACTCTGCATCGGTCAGCTCAGTCCGCAACCGGCTGACCGTCATCCCAAGCTCGCAGGACAAGAAGAACTCAAAGTAGAGCCAGTTGTCCTGCTTCAGCCGTTTTTTGCTTCCTCAAGATCCTCTGCGGCACCAATGCCAAACAGGAACAGCTCAAGGTCGTTCAGGACAGTCTCAGGCAGCTGACGTTGCAGCTTGGGCGCATCACCAGAGCTGAACGCCTTGGTGCCATCCTGCAGTTCTGCAAGCTGACACAGCAGGTAAGTGCTGATGTCCAATGCCTCCTCACTGCCAGCAAGCGTCTGTGCCGCCTTGCGATCTGCGCGGGTGATTGGACGGAAATAAAGATCTACCACAGGCTGCCCTGCGGCGTTCTTCAGAACAAACTTGCGGCGCTGGCTGAGGTCAAACGCCTCAACCAGCAGATCCACAGTGCGTTTTGTAGCTGGCATCAGAGCCTAATCATTCGCTCTGACTTTACACCTCATCACTCAAGATTGCCCGTGATGGTGCCGCTCGTGATGAAGCTGCAGGTGACAACAACAAGCTCACCAACAGTGGAGGTGATTTCCATGTCAGTGATGATGCCGTCAAAAGCAACGGAATCAGAGCCAGTGGTAGAGCCGGTTGTGAACAGCTCAAAGCTGGCATCAGCGCCATCAGCAGTGGTCAGCACGTCCTCAATGAAGCCCGGCTGCCCAGTTGCGGAAGGGTCATAAACCAGCTCAACGGTGCCAGAGCCGGAGATCATGCTGCCGACAAACTTGCGGAAGGTGTCGCCGTGAGCGCTGACATCCAAGGTTTCCTTGGTGGTGGTCAGGCTCCAACTACGGGTGCCAACGACGGTTGCGTTGGTTGAGCCAGCTGCGTCGAATTGGACGGAGCCTTGCTCGCCTCGGATGACTGCCATGGGTCAGAGTTCCTCGATGGATTCAAAGGTCACACGGACCTGTGTTTGGAAGTAGCCCTCGGGAGCTGGTGAAGCCAGAGCCTCTGGACCTGTTGGAGCGTCGAAGAAAACCCCCGACACGTTGACCCTATTGTAAAGATCGCGGATTCGTTTCCCGATGGTGTAGTTGGCACCCGGACCGACGCCTTTGGCAGTGAAGATATTGAAGACGACTAAACCGACAACGCGATTGAAGGAGTCGGTCGTGCCACCTTGGCTCAGATAATTATTCGATCCGAAACTGGTCAGACATTGCACCCAGGATGAGTTAGGTGTTGGCTCAAATGCCATGTTGTGAAATACGACAGGGATCGCCGGGCTTTTTGCCAGCTCTGTCGCCAAACGCCCCTCAATGGTGGCGCGAACGGTGTTGAGGTTGAGAGCTGTCATCAGTCTTCAGCGATGATGCTGCGCCATTCTCTTCGAACATATTCTTCCAGCTCTTTGCCGATCAGATCAGGGAAGCCGGGAACGGTGCCTTGGCGAGTGCGATATTTTCCACCCCAAGATGGCGGCAGATTAGTGCCGTAGCAAACAGGCTCGGCATACTCGACGTTATTGAATACGACGCCGCGATAGGGGTTGTCAGTGTTGGACTGCCAGCCCTGTACCAGTCGAGCAGTATCGACGGGTGTACCGATAGGTGGAGTCCTCGTTTTCAGCTCAACCTGCCATTGCAACGTCGTCCGCTTCACCAGCTTTTGCACCTGATCATCCATCAGGTCACCAATCTGATCTAGCCGGATGTTGCGTGGCATGACTAAGCCCTCAAGATCAGTTCGTAGATGATCGCGCTGTTTGCCTGCTCTGTCACGTTCACCTGGATGATTTGATGAACGATACTGCTGATGACAATGCGATCCTTGGTTTCAGGCGCAGTGGTCACAGCAGAAGCAGCAATCAGTAACCGCTTGTCGCCAGCCTGAATCAGCTCATTGACCTCACGCAGGCTGACGTCACTCAGCACGCCCTTGATCGTGGTATCAGACTCGCTTTCGGTGATTGCGCCAGTTGTGGTGTTGTAGCTGCCGCCGGTCACAATGCGGACGGTCACATCACCGCCAAACTTGCTGACGACTTTCGCTGCAACCTTCCGTAGCGAGCTAGCGAGAGCCATCAGATCTTGTACGCGATACACGCCCCATTCTGAAGCTGGATGCTGGTGAAATATCCAGTCAGATGAGCGCCTTGATCCAAGGTCGCGCCAGCAAAACTGTTGTCAATGACGTTTGTGCTGGTAATTTCCGTGACTGTAGTATTTTCGTAAAAATCAATATACATAAACTTGCCGGTATGCGCTACTGTGTCATTGATGACTTCAGCACCGATGCTGTAATCAATACCAGTAAAACCGCCGCGTGATTTTGACATGATCAGATTTTGTAAGCGATCACAGCGCCAGAGGTGTTAAGGGTAAAGGCAGTGAAGACTCCTTGAATTTCAAAGCCTGCTGGCAGACCCTCGCCAACAATGCTGTTGCCCGTCCAGTTTTGAGCGGTTAAAGCAGCAAAGCTGGTATTGCCCTTCAAAATCGTGATCCGATTCCACCTACCAGTCTGAGCTGTGGTGCTATTCACGAAGTCAGCACCAATGCTGTAAGACGGATCAATACTGACTCTGTTATCAGCCATGATCAGAGCTTGTAAGCGACGACAGTGCCGCTGGTCAGCGTGATGCTAGTGAACACGCCTTCCATTTCACAGCCCGCCTTGAAGGGAATTGCAGACAGGGTATTGCCTGTGTAGTCCTCTGCAGACAAGCTGGCGATTACTGAGTCCTCAAGGGCAAAGATCTTGCCGAACCGCCCAGCATGGGCGCTGGTGTCGTCGATGAACTCAGCACCGGGGTAGACGTAACCCATGAATCAGCTCCGCTTGACGGCGATGTTGCCAGGTCCACTGATTCTAAGTCCGGTGAAATACCGCTCCACCATCGGCGGAATCCGATCAGCGCCAGTGGCGCCATAGTTGTTCGGCGTCACGTCAAGGTTGCCGATCTTCACGTTCTTGTAATCCTCAAGACCGCTCAGACCCAGACCATCCTTGTTGTTGTTCAGGTAGACCGCCAGTTCCGCCTGCGCCTTCTTGATCTGATCCGGGATCTCCGTGTCGGTGAAATAGTCCGTCGTAATGCGGAAAGGAAACCCAACAGCGTAAGTATTGATGTAAGTATCCGGCTTTCGGACCCCAGTGCGCGGCCACTGGAGAGACTGCGTATCAGTCGCACGAGCACCTAGGAAACGTTCACGGTCAATGCGTTGCGTCGCAGAGTACAACGCACGATTCTTCTGGTCATCAGTCGCTGATGCCCAGGCAACTACATCATCGTTCTGAACCAGCCCTTCAATCAGGCTGTTCGCTGCTGCCAGGGTCAGGTAGCTGTTTGCGCTTGCGCCCCCGACTGTTGCGTCGATTGAGATTGCCATCGGGCGTCTCGGAAGATTGGTCAGTTACAAGCTCAGGAAGAATGGAGACTGCCGCCGTAGCAGCAGCCTCACGTTCCTGTGCTCGCCGGAAAGCGAACAACCCCATCGTCAGGAGGCAGCAGCCTTGAAGATGGCGAAGGTCAGCACGATTGCCTCGCTGAGCGAACCAGCAGACACATTGCTAACAGTGATCGCAAAGGATCCAGCAGCAATGGTGTTGGCTTGCACCAGGTAGGAACCGGCGGTACCAGCGGAGCTGTGGTTCACCAGAACGATGTCGGTAGCAGCCACTTCGCTGCAGGTCACCGTGAAGGAGACCTCAGCGCCAGCTGCCAGAGCGGCGTTGTTCATGGTGATGGCGCCACAAGCCTTATTCAGGGTGACACCAGTGGACTTGTCGGTGGCTTGGGTAACGGCGCCGCCAGAGACGTAGCCGATTGCCTTGCCAGCAGAAACCTCAAAGGAAGAAGCCATCGTTAGTTACCCCCTCAATCCATGTTGGAAGTGTTGGTGGCACGAACGATGCCGAGGTTCTTAAGCTCGTACACCTTCGACCAGTTGCCAACCGTTTCCAGTTGAGCGCGAGTCGGGTTCACAGTAGTGACGCCCCACTTGGCACCAACCGGGTGGTAGCAATAGTGCAGGTCGATGGACATGGCATCGCTCTTGGCGAGGATGTCACGATCCGTCTCTGTCTGCATGGCGAGTTGCTCGCCCGATGCCACTGCCCCTTGGGTGAAGAAGTAGGTGGCGTATTCGGTGGAGGAACCGCTGCCTTCGGT